ACAATATGAAACCTTTTCAGAATTATGGCCTGAAGAATATGATCAAGAGTTTGACACAGAAAAACGTATGCAAATGATTGCTGACACAGTCAAATACATTTATAATCATTCGATTGATTGGGTCAGAGCTTATAATATAGCACAACACAATTATACAAGGCTACAAAGAAGATACGACGACGCAGTAAAGAAACTAGTTCAAGTGTTATAAAATATCCATAAATATCATTGTTATGTATATAAATCCTTCTAATTTGGATACCATACAATGGGAACCAACTAGTATCTGTAATGCCAATTGTATATGTTGTCCTCGAACTGATCACGATACCATGTTAACAAAGCCATGGATAGTAAAATTTCAACATCACACATCAGAAGACCAATATAATGCTGTTATTAAATCTTTTTGTGATTCGAGATTACAAAAATTAAGAAGAATAGTTTATAATGGTAATATAGGTGATGCAATGATGCACCCTTTTATAGATAAGATATTGATAGGGATTGCAAAAGAAAAACCAAATTTAGCACAAGAGATACATACCAACGGCGGCGGCAAATGGTCAAAGAAAATGGAAAATGTGTGCAAGTATATTGCTGACAATGATTATAAGCCAAGGATAAATTTCGTTTTTTCAATTGATGGATTAGAAGATACTAATCACCTATACAGGAGAAATGTTGTTTGGAAAAATATAATGGAAAATGTCGACGTGTTTAAGAAATATGATGTGCGTTGTACATGGAGATGGAATACCTTTGATCACAACAAACATCAAATCGATGAAGCAAGAAATTTAGCAGAATCATGGAGATGGTTTTTTAAAGTCAGTGAAGGAACGTTTGGCCAAGACCAAGTAACTGAAAATTATAAAAAAGAATCCAATCAAAATTTATATAAACAAAAAATAAAATCAAATATCGAAGATGACCTACGCACATATGACGAACCTCCCCATCTTCCTTTTTTAAATGCTGAACGTTCGATTGTTAAAAAAGATATATGCCCATGGAAAACTAATAATGATATACAGATAATGTCCGATATGACTGTTTGGCCATGTTGCTGGACCAGTCATTTTCATTACATTTATAGTTTGGGTTACGAACAACTGTGGAAAGGCGATAAATTTGTATCAGCAAGTAAATTAGGAATAAGTGATTCTGATGTCTCTAATATTAGAGAATGGGATAACAAAGTTGGCGGTGACTACAGTAAAAATAAAGATATAAAAATAACCGATAATCATCTGTTATATGATGTATTAACAAGCGACACGTATAAACACATAGGAAATATGTTTAATACTAATCATTTTCAATTGGATGTTTGTAAAGCAACATGCAGATCGGAAAGAGCTAACTTAGAATTTAACGAGCATGATAGACAATTTAAAGATCACAATAGGTAACTGACTTACGTCAGTTAGTATTATTGTTAACTAACGTTAACAATCTTTTTATTCTTTTCTATAAGGTAATTATAAATTACTATCAAGATACACTGTATCGTATCATACAGAATCAGTCATGACTCACCCAGTTACGGGTGAGTGGTAACTTCGCATCATACGAGATCACGCCATTCTAACTTTACAGTCCTACGGAAGTGGTTGGCCGGTACTCCCATCAACTGCGTCTCATCCAACGGAACCAATATGTGTAAAATAAGTTAGCACTACACATATGGCTGGAGTTGTATCTTTTTCACAGAGCTCCATCATTTAGCAGATATTAGCCTAGGTTATGCAACGTCAGATTCACCACCTTTGCTCGGCGCATTTCTGAGATATAATTATCAGTTTGGTTGCTATATAGTAGATGTTAGCCTAAAAGGGTATTATTATTGGTAGATGTTAGCCTTATTAAGTAAAGTATACGATTGATTGTACCCAAAAGTCAACCAGAATTATAAAAGTTGACTATTTTTTTATTTGGTTGTATACTAAAACAATGAAAGAAGTACTAGTATCAAACATACACGGCGAAGATGAATACGGGCAACCAATATTCATTGATAGAATATATGGATCCGATAACACACGCAGGCTTCTACAAAAAGATGGTACTGTGTATGACGGAACATTAACCAAACGCAAAATTACAATAAAAAGATTCTCCGGAGAAGGTAATTTTATTTCCCATGTTTGGGAAACAGGAGATGGCAGATGGTTCGATCGAGGCGGCATGCCAATTGACAAACCTGAGCAACTGGAAAAAACAACATCTGAATTATTGATGGAAGGTTTTAAAGAAGAACAAAAACAACAACGTGAAGAAGAGGAATAATGAATACTTGTTTATCATTGTTAATGGCAGTATCAATGCACATTGGACTAGAAGGAGATTACAACAGTGTTCATCCTCATGCAAGGTGTCAAATAGATAATACAATAGCTGGGGTGTTTTATAACAGTGAAGATGCAATCAGCATATATGCAGGAAAAGAATTTGATATAGACAAATACGTAAGATTAGAAGTAGGTTTGGCAACTGGATACAGTGGGGGAGACATAGTACCTTTTATGAGATATACTGATAGAGGTTGGTTTATAGCACCTGCATACGAGTACGATAAAAAGAATATAGGATTAACTATTGGATATGAATGGAAACTAAAATGAGTGGAGCAAAATCAAAAAACAAAGGCAAAACATATGAGAGAGATGTTGCAAATTTTTTAAGTGAATTATACCAAGAGTCATTTACAAGAGTTCCTTACAGTGGTGCATTTGTTGGTGGTAAAAATATTGTAAGAACAGAAACACTTTCAGAAAATCAAACTAGGGGTTTTAAAGGAGATATTATTCCACCTGACTCGTTTCCGTTGTTAGTTATTGAAGCAAAAAATTATGGCGATTTGCAGTGGCATAATTTAGCACTTGGTAAAGAAGTAAAACTGTTAGATAGTTTTATTGTACAGTCACAAGAGTCATGCGAACTAAATGACAAATGGTTATTGTGTGTTAAGATATCAAGGCAAGGTGAGTTTGTGTTATGGGATCCAAAACAATGGAACAATTTAAAACACACTAAAGATTATAAACAGTTCCATTATATTGAATATAAAGAATTTTGGAATTTGAATTCAGATGCTGTAAAACAGCAGTCTACTTAAACAACTACTTGCCCGGACTTTTTATAACGTTCGGCATTTTCACCAATAAATTTAATCAAGTCATTACGATCCGAATCAGAAAGAGACCATGCTTCTTCCCAAGATATTGAACCTCTCATGTACCAACAAATTTCAGTTACTTGTTGTTTGATATTCGAACGTTCGCTAGCCAACTTTTCGAAGTAGACATTTATTTGGTCAGGCTCAGCCTTTAAGAGCCATCCCCGAAAAAATCCGTTGGATTGAAATCAACTTGTGAAGTCCATTCATTTCCGCAAGACTCTTTTTCACATTTCATTGCAACAGATTTGTCAATGTCTAGATTGTTAATAGATGCAAGTACTTCGTCAATTTGTTTTGCCGCACCAGAATCAATGTTCTGTATAAATGCAAATATTTCTTCTTGATCAGTTACTTCTTCACCTTCTGGAGTAACAACTTTAACAATACTTCTACCTAACAACGATACACTCATGTCTGCCATTCTTCTAAAACTTTTATTATAAATTGACATACTTTCTGAATTGATCTCTTTTTCTTTAGTTAAATTTTGAAGTGTTTTTGTTTCATCAAATGCCGCCAATGCCGCTTCTGTCTGCATGGAATACGTATATGGTTTAACATATACAGTAACACCTGTGTCTAATTTTGCAGGATATTCTGCATCAAGTAATTTAGCAGTTGGTAAAACATCTCTTAAGTTAACTATACCTCTTACTTCAGATGCACATACTGGGCATTTAGCACTGACTTCGTGTTCTTCTCCATTGGTTGCAATTTTGATAGCAATCAATAATGTGTCAATATCAGTAATTGGTATTTCTTTAGGATTTTGTATACCTGGAACGCAACTCTTAATCATAGAAGTAACAGCTTCACCATTTAGCAATGCATCAGGATTTTTAGCCATTGTTTCATCACGACCGGTCATGGCCATAACTGCTAATTCACCACTCATTGATTGTTCCATGTCAGGATTAAATGCTCCTTGACTAGGAATACGTACATACAGCTTTGGTGATCTGTAATACTTTGATAGTTTGTTTTCACTCATGTTTTTCTTTCCTATTATACTATTATATATGTATATAACTATTACGATAAATATTTATGTAATAGTAGTACTTATCTACTTAATTATATGGGTATTTAATGAAAAATGGCAGACGGCGATAAAATTACAATAGAAAATATAAATTGGGACGATTCCAATCTTCCCAAATGGGCCACTGAGGCAACGCAACAAAAAATTGCCAAAGCCTTGGGTGCTGACAAAAAAACAGGCCAAGACGAATTAAAAGAAAGTAAAAAACAAACAAAATCTTTGCAAGATGTTGTAAAACGTGTTGAGCAACTTAATAAAAATAGTGCTGAAAGTTCCAAAAAGATGGTAGCACAACTGAATAAAAAAGGTGGTGATTACACAAAAGATTTAGTTAAGAAAAACATACAAACACCATTTAAATCAGTTAATGTTGCAATTCAAAAATTTGCTGGTAAACTTGGTATAGTTGGTGCGGCCTTTGGTGCAGTTGCGGCAGGTATTGGATTTGTTATTGGAAGATTGAAACAGTTTTCAGATTCATTCAGGGCCGTGTTTGCAATGGGCTTTAGAATGGAGCAAGGATCATTAGGTTTAGCCAAAGCGGCAGTGGCGGCTGAAATGGGGATTAATCAATATACAGAATTACTTGGAAAGTTTTCAACATCAGTTGGCATCATAGGTGCAAGATCATTTTCAGATTTAAATGTTGCAATCAGAGATAACTTACAAGCTCAAGGTATGCTTGGTATGAGTTTATCAGAATTAGCAGAGTACACTGGTGACTTTATGGATCAATTGAGAACAGCAAGTATGCTTGGTGGAAAAAGCAATGATGAATTAGAAGAACTGGTTGTAAGATATGCACAAAACATTACAGCATTCTCACAGTTAGCAAATGTAAGTAGAGATCAAATAGCGGCCATAATTAAATCATCAACGGCAGTTGAAGCATTTACAAACAAATTAAATTTATTACCAGCAACAGTGCAATCAAGAGTTTTACAAGCGGCACAAACAGTGACTGGTATGTTTGCAGGACTTGGTACAGAGTTTGGTGATCAACTTGCATCAACATTTACGACAGCATATGGACGAGGCGGATTATTCTTCACAGAAGCTGGTAGAGAATTATTAGCAGTGAATAGAAATTTATATAATTCATTGAGTAATATAATTAATAATTTAAATTCTATGGATGATCAAGGAGCCGCAAGAGCAACAAGCGAATTGATAACACAAATAGCAAATACATCAGAAGGTGAAAGAGAAAGATTACAAGTTATTGAACGTTCTAACACACAATATGCCGGAGCGGCAAGACAACAGATTGCATTAATCAATCAAGTTCAAGAGATACAGAAAAAAGGTGCATTAGAACAGTACAAAGATCTACAAAGATTGAGACAAGAATCACAAATTGATAGACTGTCTAAAGCATTTATAAACTTCGAACGTGTTACTGCAAAATTATCAGTTGCGTTTAATAAGTTCTTTACTGAACTGTTTGGTAATGATAGAATACTAGGTGCAATAAGTGGAGCAATGGATAGTATTACTGAACTGGGTATTGACCTTGCAAAAAAACTTGTAGACAATGCAGGCTCAATTGCAAATAAAATTGCTAGTCTTGTTGAAAGATTTATGGACTTTGTTGGTGGATTCCAAGGACTTACACTAGGTCAGTCACTTGCAAGAGCATTAAGTGGTGTGTTTGGATTAATGTCTGACATGATCGTTGGTGCAATTGTTAAAGGGATGAAAATGGCCCTTCCAGGAGGTGGTACTGTTAAAAGAGCTGAAAGCACAAGAATGATGGCGAACAAAGATATTCGTGCTTTATCTGGAGGCGGATTAGATATAGATCCAACAACGAAAGGATCAATATTTGGAGAGGACTATCTTAAAAAATATTCCGGTCCAAATAAAACAAGAGCTGATTATGATGACGATATTGTTGCTGGCTTGGCAAAAGATTTAGGTCCAGACATGGGTAGAATATTATCGTCGATGTATCCTACTGGAGATGTAGAAACAGGCGAAGGAATACTTCAAACTAGAACAGGTGTTTTGGCAACAATACTTGAAGATGTAACCAAGAGTGGAAATAAAGATCTAATTGATTCAATAAACAAATTGCTACTTTCTGAAGCAGTTAAAATAAGTGATTCTGCTCAAGCAACGATTAATAAAGAACTAGGAGTAAGTGTTACACAAAAATCAGGAGCCGATATAGCGGCCGAACTAGCTCAGGATAAGGAAACCGCAACTACAGGTGGTGGTACATTAACATCTAATGCTGATCCACTTGATGAAGCCAAAATGCGTATAATGAAGCAATATCTTCCAATGTTGGGGTCAAACGATCCAAATCAAGATCCAGCAGGAACGTATTATTCAACATCGATTGAATTATTAAGACAGCAAATAGAAGAACTAAAGAAAATAACATCAAGTACCAAAACAACAGCTGATGCGGCCACTTAATATTAATGGTTGCAATCATTTTTAAAATACTATATAATTTACATAAATAACTGCATTAAAGGTACGTAAACACTATGAGCTGGAAAAAACACTTTACAACATATGAAACCAAATTAGGACAGCAAAGTCCTGTTGGTAGTTCGTATGGAGAAACATCAAACTCAAAATACAGTTCATGGTTACCAGAAGTATATGCAGGACAACCAAATCGTATTGAACGTTATTATCAATATGATCAAATGGATCTCGACACAGAGATAAACGCGGCACTTGATACCATTGCAGAATTTTCAACACAAAACGATCCAAAGACAGGTGTTCCGTTTAAGATTTTTTATAAAAATAAACCAACTGACACAGAGACAGAAATTTTAAATCAAACAATCAAACAATGGTCAAGCATCAATGATTGGGACAAAAGATGTTTTAAACTTTTTAGAAATGTAATCAAGTATGGTGATCAGGTATTAGTTAGAGATCCTGAGACTTATAAGTTGCTTTGGGTTGACCATGCAAAGATCGAAAAGATTGTTGTTAACGAAGGTAAAGGTAAAAAGCCAGAAGCATACTTTATCAGAGACCTAGATTTAAATTTACAAAATTTAAATTTAACAACAATGAGCCAATATCAGTACACGGCTCCAACAGCATATCAAAGTGGTAACATGCCGTTCAGTGGTGACGCCAAATACAAAGGTATGACAAGTGCAACAACAACTTCGCAATCAGGTAGATTCAATATGGAAGTAATGACAACACCTGTTGATGCTTCACACATTGCACATATTTCATTATCAGAAGGCATGGATAGATTTTGGCCTTTTGGTACTTCAGTATTAGAAGCAATATTTAAAGTGTACAAACAAAAAGAATTATTAGAAGATGCTATCATTATTTACAGAGTTCAAAGAGCACCAGAACGTAGAGTGTTTTACATCGATGTAGGTAACATGCCCAGCAACAAAGCAATGGCATTTATTGAAAGAGTTAAAAACGAAATACACCAAAAACGTATTCCAAACAAAACAGGTGGTGGTGCAAACGTAATGGATGCCGCCTATAATCCATTATCACAGATTGAAGATTATTTCTTTGCACAAACGGCTGAAGGTAGAGGATCAAAAGTTGAAACATTACCAGGTGGTCAAAACTTAGGTGAGATTGATGATTTAAAATACTTTAATAATAAATTGATGAAAGGTTTAAGAATTCCATCAAGTTATTTGCCATCAACACCAGAAGATCCAGGTTCAGCATTTACTGACGGTAGAGTAGGTACAGCATACATACAAGAATTTAGATTTACAAAATATTGTAAACGTTTACAGTCAATGGTAATGCCAACACTTGACCACGAATTTAAAATGTTTTTAAAGCACAGAGGTATTGAAATTGATTCAGGATCATTTGAAGTACAATTTAATGAGCCACAGAACTTTGGAAAATACAGACAAATTGAAATTGATAATCAACAAACAAGTATCTTTACACAGTTACAAGGTATTCCATTTATGTCTAAACGTTTTGCAATGAAACGTTACCTTGGACTTGATGAATCTGAAATTTATCAAAATGAAAAATTATGGGCAGAAGAAAACGCAGACATGGCTGGTCCAACACCACAAGGAGATGACATTGGTGGTGGTATGGGTGGATTAAGTGATGTAGGTGCGGCACCAATGCCAATGAGTGAACCAGACGCAGATGCTGGAGTAGATGCACCAGAGGCAACAGGCGAAACTCCACCAATAGGTGGCGGTGAACCAAATCCAACAGATCAAGCATAGTATTAATACACACTTTATTATTATAAATAATACTGAAGGTATATTAGTATGAAAATTTACGAAGTTAGCAACACAGATTTATATTGTTTTGAAGATATTGTTAATGAAAAGCAATCTGGACACTTTCAAATATTTGGTAGAAATCCAGGAAAATTTGGAACAAAAAAGAAAGGACAATTAACTAGAAAGTTTCGTTGTCCATCTGGTCCACGGAAAGGACGTATTGTTGCTAAACCAGAAACGTGTAACGCACCATTAAACGTACAGCAAAGTAATAGAATGAAAGGTACACGTAGAGCAAAAGGTGGAATTCAAGGTAAAAGATCTACATATACTAAAAAGTACAGTCCAGCTTCAATACGTACTAAAAAAATGAATACATCATTAAAGAAGTTACGTGGAAGAGCTAGAAAAGGTATAAAAAGGTAAATATTATTATGCGTTATAAAGAAGTTATTAAAGAAACCTATTTTCCAGAAGATGATCAGTTTCATCAAGCTAAAATTACTGATAGCCGTAAAACTAAACTAACTTTAAAGCACTTGAATAAGTTGCGTAAAGTACGTGAAATGCGTAAAGCTGATTTTGAGAAAAATAAAGAATTTGTAGCTACAATGTACGCACAACCAGTACAATAAAGCCCAATATTACGGTTTTATTTAAAATAGCCTGAAAAATGGCTCAAAATAGGCTTCTTTGCCTATAATATCCTATAATTATGTTAAATATAAGTTATAGTCGACACGAAATACGTGTCTAAATATATTCACGTGAATAAGATTTAGGAGATATGATATGTCTACAACGAGATCAAAACTAGAACAAGTTCTAGAATATCTAGTAAACAATGAATCAGACAAAGCTCAAGAGCTTTTACATGATGTAATTGTTGAGAAAGCTAGAAAAATTCATGAAGAATTAATCGACAACCAGACAGACGAGATCGAAGAAGATCTTACTACTGAAACTACAGACGATTCAACAGAGGAAGCTGTAGAAGAAACTAAAGAAGAAGCAAAAGACGAAGAAGTAACTGAAACAGAATCAAAAGACGAAGAAGCTGTTGAAGAAACTACAGAAGCTGATGCTGAAACTGAAGTTGAAGAAACAGTAGCTGGTTCAGGTGATTCTGAAGAAGACTTAATTAATGCGGTTAAAGACGAAGCTGATACTAGTGCTGAAGAAATTGAGCATGAAGAAACTAATGAAGAAGGCGATGACGAAGCATCTGACGATGCAGAAGCACCAGCTGATTCAGAAGAAGAAGTAGAAGACAGAGTTGATGACTTAGAAGATGCTTTAGAAGATCTAAAAGCAGAATTTGAAAAAATGATGGGCGATGAAGAAGGCGATTCAGAAGAAGCGGCAGATGATTTAGAAGGTGAAGCACCGGCAGAAATGCCAATGGTTGCACCAGAAGAGTCAGTTGAAGTTGCAGACGAAATTGCTACTGAAGGTTCAGAAGAAGATTCAAAAGACGCTGAAGATTTAGAAGAAGCAACTGAATTATCAAAAGTGGCAGTTAGCCATTCAGATGGTTCTGATAATGCTAAATCACCAGTTGCATCAAAAAATGATATGGGCGGCGACGCTGGTAACATTGCTCAAGGTGGCGAAGAAGCGGGCGGTAAAGCACCTGCTGTTAAGGACAATCCAGACAGTCCAAAACAGGAGAAGGCTAAATTAGCACCTGCACCAAAACCAAAAGCTAGTGCATAAGGTTGAATAGTAAAGTAAAAGAGATTAGGAGATCGTCAATATGGTAAAACCGTTACTAGAAAGTTTAACTTTTGACCAAGCCAACATTCAAATTATAAATGAAGGCGAAGGTGATAAGAAAAACTTATACATGAAAGGTGTTTTTATCCAAGGCGGAGTGAAAAACCAAAATCAAAGAGTTTATCCTTTAGATGAAATTCAAAAGGCAGTAAACTCAATTGATGAAAGACTTAAAGGTGGTTTGTCAGTTCTTGGTGAAGCCGATCATCCTGAAGAATTAACAGTAAATTTGGATCGTGTATCGCATATGATTGAAAGTATGTGGATGGACGGTCCGAATGGAATTGGTAAACTTAAAATTTTACCAACCCCAATGGGGAACATTGTTAAAACACTTTTGGAAAGTGGAGCGAAATTAGGTGTAAGTTCAAGAGGTACAGGAAACGTAAACGAATCAGGACAAGTTGCTGATTTTGAAATCGTTAC